TGGATCAACTCAACCGCCAAAAGTTGAACCAACATCACCAACGAGTAATCGTTTTTCTACTATGGGTTCTTCAACACCTAAAGTTAAACCTGTTGAAACCACTCCAGCTTCTGCTAAATTAAATACTGTCACATCTGAAAATAATACAGCCAAGATAAATGCAATGGTCGAACCATCTGTATCTACCATTAATAATACTGTATCAAGTTCAACAGGTGTGAGTTCTGTACCAGAAGAAAGAGTTAAAATACCACCTGTTAGAAACTTAGAAGAATCTTTTCAAAAAATGATATTATACTCCACAAGAGTTGTATAATAAAAAACCCGCCAAATTGTGCATCGTTGAGAGGCATGGCGGGTGTGTTACTGATATTTAGAAGAATTAATCTTCTTCAGCTAACTTACTAAAGTAGCTCAAATCATCATCTTCTTCAGAAACCAATTCAGGTTCTTTTACTTTTGGTGCATCAAAGGTCTTTGCTTTGACTTGTTCTACGGTCGTCTTTGGTGCTTCACCATTGAGACCTAAAACTTTATCAAGGCGTTGCTTCAATACATCATAAGACTTGAATTCTTTATCACTGGTCATTTCTGCCAATGAGAATTCAGATTTCCAAATCTTTTCAAGTTCTTCATCATCATTAAGTAATGGAGAAGATGATTCAAATTCAGACTTGTCGTAGTTCTGATAGCCTTCTACTTTACGAATCTTTAACTTGAAGTTAGCACCTTTCCACATACCAAATGGATTGATTGCTGTTTCATCTTCAAAAGCAGGATTCATAGCTTCAGAAATCTTATCAAAAATCTTCTTACCAAACTTGAACAACTTAACTTGTCCATCATTTTCTGGATGTTTAGGATCCGAAACGATATACACATTAGCGATATAGTTTAGTTTACGTTTTTGTTTACGGACAACATCTTTGTTTGCTTCAATACCAGAATTCCACAAAGTAGAATTATGTTCACAAACAGGACATTGTTGGTTCTTGGTTGTCAAACAATTATCAATTAACCAACCACCAGGTCCTTGAAAACCATGTGAGAAGATTTTGACCCAAGGTAATGCATCATCACCATCCACAGCAGGTGCTGGGAGGAAACGAATGGTAGCCATACCGTTACCGGCTTTGTCTACTTCTGGTCGCCAGAAATTATCTGACTTTTCAGAACCACCTTCGGATGTTTGGGAGAGTGCCTCGATTGCTTTGGATAATTTATCGAGGTTGCCAGATTGGCGTTTTAGGTTCGCAAATGAACTCATGGTACTTCCTTTCTTTATATAACGGAGTATTAACGGAATATTTCAATTTACTTCTCATAATCAACTGCTAGTATATCATAGTATTTATGCTTTGTCAAACGTATAACTTTAAAATTGCCAATGTTGTTGGCCAATCTTTATGAAGAATAGCAATACCGCCTGCCTTCTTCCAATCATCAATAACACTTTCGGTGTCATCAATAATAATCGTATCAGGTCGTGCATAATCTTTCTTGTGTTGCTTACCTGGTACAAATATAGGTGTGAATGTGATGTTGTGTAGATTCAACCAAATCTTTTTCTGCCGTGACACCTCATCATATCTAGATTCATCCGATGTGGATGATAATATCTGTGTTGGTACTGTTAAATGTTTGCGTAAAAATTGTAAACCTTCTTCAGCACCCGGCATTAAATCAAGTGTTTCAAATTGCTTGTCGGCAATAAACTTATCAAAATACTTATAGAAATGACTATCTCTATTTGATTGTCTTTTGGTAATACTAAAAACATCCTTATATCTTTTTGCAAAGTCAGCAATAACACCATCCATATCAAGGTATATCATGCTTATTTTAGGCTTGTTCATGTATCTTTTCTTTTAAAATTTGTTTGAATTTATTTTTATCATATTGAATAAAAGGTTTATATTTTGTAATGAGTCTGTAATTTGAAGGCCAAATAATATCATCAGAAATTTTTTTCTTCCATGTAGGTATAAAGTTTAAAAATTCATCCAATATACACACAGTTTCTAATGCAATCTTACCCCTTAACATTAATCCTAATAAATCAGGTTGTTGACCATCATATACTTTAAATACTGCCTCACGGTCATCCTCATATGCTTCTAATATAAACAATGTATCATTTTCAAATGTGTATGTCAAGCTCTGTATTCTCTTTTGCCATTTGGTATAATTCTCATCACCATTTTGGAGTAAATCACCTACCCAATCACCATTACCTTCTATGAAATTGGACACATAAAAGTTTTTTAATTCTTCCAAATCATATTTACGAGATAACTTATAGAATTGGTATTTACTTTTATTGTTGGTAAATGTTTGCTTAGATACATTCGTCTTACCATTATATTTAAAGTAATCGTAAGAATCGGATGTGAAGTGTAGTTTTAAACTATTCCAAAGTTGGTAAGCTTCAAATCCGGTATTTTCAGTCATATTAAATAGGCAATTTAGAGGTCTTTTTCAACATATTATTTTCTTCGGCTTCTTCTTTGATTCTTGCTTTAAGAGCGGAAGAAATCAAGGTAGATGCTACCTCAATTTCTAATCCAGTTTCTTTACAATGCTCAAGAATAGCATCCATTCTACTACATCTTAATTGTGTTGCTAATTGTTCAATCAATAAACTAAAATCTTTAATTTCATCTTTAGTTGGCATACTCTGTTTTTTTCTCACTATAAAAAATGTGATTACCTATTTTTGTTACGACTGGAAGATTCCAACCGGGGTGAACATAAACTGCATGATAATACATTGCATTTCTTTTTGCTAGTATATCATGAACATAGGGTTCTGTCAAGGCTTTTCTTGCCACGATAAGTGATTCTTGCCATTGATATGGATTTCTAATCATATTATTAACGGATAGACATACCCATGAAAATTGGCATACGGTAAGACCATTAATTTTATTTTTCTGTCTGACTACACCACAGACGGAATCCGAAAATTTACCAGAATTTACACGGTTGATAGTAACCTGTGCCACGGCTAATTTGCCTTCAAATGGTTCACTTGCGGATTCATAATAGATATTTTCGGCTAAGCAATTTAATTCTTTATTAAATTCTGGACCAACATCGGCAATTATAACTTCTTGAGCGATGTTTCTACTAGTGGGTAATACAATATTAATGGTTAATAATAATAATGAAAATACTACTAATAAAGATGACGTTATTGAATGTTTAATACGCATCATATCTCCTTTTGTTTACGGTCGGTATTCTGACCTTGGACCCAAGTACTTCTGACTTTGTGATGTGGGTTGTGAAACGATTGTTTCTGTTGCCAAGTACAATCGTTGAAAAACTCCTACTTACCTGAATCAGGCAGCTTGTGCATAACTTTCGTCATTTACATTTATACTTTTTGCTTCTTCGGCCGAGTATCCTCAACCCTAACGTCTTTAGCTTTGACGATTCTCCATTGTTATACTAATCAGGCAATCGAATCCAATTCAGGCCCATTATAAAGAATACTGTTTGCGGCATTTCAGCCCATATCAACTCAATACTCTTTATGGTGGACCTGCCGGCGTCGAAGCCGGGTCTTACCAAACTTTCAAACAACTTCTACGAATTTTTATTGTACGGCTTTTGTTTTGGCTTCTTCTTTCTTCTTTAGAGATTTCTTCATGATTTTCATGTAGATTTTTTTCTCTAATTCGGTATGATGCTCAATACAAGCTTCGTACAATTTGTTAATTAACTTTTTAATTTTCATAATAGTATCTATTATACACTAATATTTAGTAAAAGTCAACGGTTTTTGTGGTAATAATCAATACTTTCCACTAATCCTTGTATGTGGTCTTCGGTTTTTTCTATAAAAATCAATGGCATATCATTTTCTACAGCCATAATAACTACCAAGTTATCAATAGGCGTTCCAATCAATTCCTCATACATTAAGGCGTATGCTGTCACCTGTTGGAAATAGTCTTGGATATCTTCTTTAAGTTTGATTCTTGATGATGTTTTGAAGTCAATTGATGACAGGACACCATCAAATTCACCAATACAATCTACACGGCCTGCCATACCTAACTGTGTTGACCACAATGATTGTTCTTGGTAATGTATATTATTGATACGATTAAGTGTTGGTTTAATCGATAAAAACATCTCCTTAACATCAGGCATCATATTAGGTAAAGGTTTATTGTTTAGATAATCTTCACACATTAAATGAACTTTAGTACCACGACCTGAGGCCTTCTTTGAGATAGCATTGGCTTTTTCTTCACCAACTCTTTTGCGCCATTCCATAATAGCCTGTTTCTTTTGGGCGCCTAGAACGGTGGTAACGGAAGGTAACCGAGTTCCATCTGGCAAGGTATAATATCTCTTGCCGTCAGGAAATGTGGTTGATTGGAGGTCTTGGAGTGGTTTTGGGGGGCAATATGTAAACATGATGTAATTATATCACAAAAAAATGAAGTTGTCAATACATCATATATTAAACTATTACCCAGCGGCTACCTGTTGAAATGGTAACTGTTACTCCGGTATTGACTGTTACTGGACCCGGTGTCATAATATTTTGATTTGAACTTGATGTATAATTAGATGCTATGGTATTATCCTGTACCACTCCAATTTGACCTAATGCTACTGACATTTTGATTACCCCTTATTTGATTAACCATTTTGCTATATTTAGTATTCTTTTCCACGGTAACAATCCAACAATTGATATTTTTCAAACTCCTTTAGTAACTTTACATATTCGATTAGGTCTTGTCTAACCCTCTCTTTTCTGCTGTATTCGTAATATAACCGCTGTTGTTTTGACATCATTCTTTTTTTGCTCATCAGGTCTCCTATTATTTTTATTATATTTGGATACATTTTGAGCTTTTACTACGGGGGTAACTTTTTTCTCAAGTTTAACTCCTTTGTAAATTAATAATGCAGGAACTTGTTGTATTACCATTCTCTAGGTGCTTTTGTCTTATGTCCATCCTTGACAGTATTTCCTGGTGAATTTTCTTTAATACGATTGATAACGTATTTTTCAAAGGTAGAATCGGCTTTGCCTGTACCAGGAACAGATAGTCGCATACCATCAGACATGATTGGTAGATTCTTGGCTGAATGATATCGTTCTAAATGGGGATTGTTTGTGATAAATTCGTCATATACAGTATATGACATTTTATGTTCTTCTATTTGATTTGTTTCTTTATTCAAAAAATCATATGACGGCATATGCAGATTCTTT